GGACAGCGTATACGTGATCTTCATCGTCTGACTTGCTGTTTTCGTGACTGGGCTATCGAGATTATTCTTTGTACAAAGCACAAAAGGATTAAAGCTCATACTATATGTCAAGTTCTGTCCTGTCATAGCGAATACGGATTCATGTCCGATGTCGATGTTGTTAAAATCCGACATTATCGCCGTGTTAGTGTCTTTCATCTTTCCTGTTGCAAGATCAATCACAAGATACCTGTAATTAGCACTTAACCTGTATTTGATTACTATGATATTGTTTTTCCAAAAAACAGGACAAAATCCAATATCTAAACCAAGTTGCAACGCCGCCCCGTTCATGTCCTGTATCTCTTTGATCTGCGTATTATCGCTTCGCTTCACAGAATACATCTTGTACTCATTAGACGATGATTTAGAAGTCACAAGAATATAGTCTTTCATGACGAAAAATTTATACTCACATGAATTGATACCAGTCTTTCCACTGCTTGGGATACTACCACCTGTGTTATTTGTAAAAGTGTAAACAGCAACAGCGTAGTTATTACTTAGATCAATCTCACAATATTTAAGTGTCGAATTTGCGGGCAAATTGCTTACTCTTGCACATGGAAAAACGATAATTTTGTTGTTATCTTTGTCGTAATTTAACGCAATTAAATTTTGATAATTCTGATAAGTAATCGTACTCATAAAATCTGTTGGAAGTTGGACGTCAACTGTATCAATATAGCTCGCACGACACACTTTATCCGTAAGTGCGATACTACTTGCGCCAAGCTTAAATCGCAAAAGCTTTAATATTCCGCCGTTGTTCGTGATGCATAAGCTAGAACTTGCACCGGATCCTCGATATCCAATGTTATCCGCGGATGCAGCATATGCGATATCGTCAACCACAGCAACAATATATAGTCCATTTGCCTGGAAACCATCAACCGTGCCATCCGGAAGCATATATCCTCTGCTATCAAACGGTTCAGTATTTGTTCGCTTCATATACATAGTCTTAGCTTCACCACTAACCTTGCTTGACGTAAGCCCAATCTGCCCCATCATGTTTGGCACAAGTGCAAGCGACTTGATCGTGCCATTTGCCTGCGATGTTGCAAAATCCCATACAAACTTATAGCTTCCGTCATCCTGTACGCCGCCCTCGGACGCATTAAACGAACCTCTACACGTATCAAGTCCTGCATATGCGTCCTGTGATGCATACCCGGTACATTTAACCGTCGGCAAAAAGTAACTATTCGCGTCGTCGTCAAGCTCTTCATCGAAAAGTAACAGACCGCCAAAAAGTGCCTGTGCATAGCTGTCTCCGTTATTGACAATTTTCAATATTGTTGCCATCTCGCCACGCTGAGACATGCACAAGTCATTCACCGCATTTGTGACAAGATTGTCATGCTTAATAATCTCTTTGCTACCGTCTGCATTTGTCAATTCGATAGTAGCACTACCTTTTAAGCTCATATTATACCTCGCTTTCTTCGCTCTGAGACGTAGGCGATTCGTTATTGAAATTAAAAACGACTTGCGTTACCGTCTCAACACCGCTGATTATCGCCTTTAACTGCATATACTGCGCCGAATTTATAACGCTACTCCACGCCGTAGAAGATATCGCCATAAGTTCTGCCGCCGTCATTCCGTCATCAGATGCACTCCACGTACCATCAGTATAAGCCATCCATGCGCCTCCGTCAAACGAAAGTAAAAATGTTGCTCCGTCGCTTGCTGTTGCGACTACGCTTTTTATTCCATAGATGCTCGAATGTCCGACCGGTATCTCGTCGCTTACTATACCGTGCTCCCCCGTCGGTACTCCTTGCACTGTTGCAGTAAGTACCGGCACTGCATCCTTATTCGTCCAGCAAAGCACTTCTGGCGCACTTAACGCCATAAGTAATGTGCCGTCTGGTACTTCATCAACTCCGGATGATTGAAAAAGCTCTGCTGTAAGATCGCCTGTCACTTCTGACAGTGCGCCATCTGCAACCGTGTATAGTGTACCTTCGTTACGTATCAAGTATTTAGTAAGCGACTGTACAAAAGATATAGGTTCATACTTGACCTCAAAGCCAGTGTTCGTCTTGTAAAAAGTAACCCACCTGTTATCCGTCGTTGGTGCGGTAAATGTCTGATCTCCAAGCTTATAATCGCCTGTATTATTGCTTGTCGGTATATCTGCCATATATAAGCAGATATCGCCAGTCTCAAACATAAGCACGTCATAAATCAATTTATATTCATCATACTGCACGTTATAGTTTGCATAGCCGCCCCAGCGAACACGGAGGAAGCGGACACCGTTTAAAGAACCCTCTTCTCGCCAATTATTATACATAGCATTATCGCGGTTATTGACCTTTAAATCCGCCGCATCACTGCCAAATCCGACATAGCTGTTGCCGTTTAAATAGACATTGCTTACCGCATCTCCGTTATACGTGAAAAAGTCAACGCCTGTAACACTGTCGCTTCCGTCGTCAAGCTTGCTGTTTGTCCTTGTCTGTTTAGCGTTATCAACTCCAGAGACGATATCTTCTGCACTGCTATATTCAATTATAATAGGCAAGTCAAATTTGCGCTCAACCGTCATCGTCCATCCGCTGTATATGTCTGTCTGTGTAAGTAGTGTATCCCATGTCTGCCCGTCGTTTGAAGCTTCAAACGAAAAAGAATTAATGCAGTCCTGCGCTGCGGTTATACCAAAAGACTTTAAAGATACCGCTTCTGGGAACTCTATACATATCCACTGCGTCGTGCCAGTAAGCGCACTGTGCCACTGCGTTGATGATAGCTTGTCAAAAGCTTTGCTTGCGTCATTAGCACTGTTATAACTACTGCTTGCAGTATATACACATCCATCTCTCGTAGATATCTCTATATCACTCATATCATATAGATAAATCTCTCCAATATTTGCGAACGCCTGCACGACATTATTTCGTCTGAAATCTGTGATATAGATTCTGTAATACTTATAACTACTCACTCTTAATCACCACGCTTTCTGCCGTAATGCCGGTAAGATCAATCGCAACTGAGCACATTTTGCCACTGTCGATCGTCTCTTCGGCACTTTCATAATTATATATAGTTTTTAAAGCAAACATATCGTTATTTGTCGTGACATACTTGTCAAACTCATATACGTCCGCTTTGTCCGTGTTAAACCTATAATCTTTGATAACTTCAATAATATCTGTATATATCTCTGCCGGCTCAAAGTTAAGCGATCCAGTGAACTGTACGCGCCCAAGCCCAACAGCGATACTTGCGCCCTTTGGCACCTGTGTTGACGTGTTGATACCTTCTGACACGTTCTTATCAAACGACAAGCCACCTGTAAACTGGATGACTTTGTTGATATCTTCACTAAAGTTGATAGTTCCATCCCACTTGCCATCGCCAGCAAGACCTTGTCCGTATATGAACGCTTTAGATCCGCCCGTTTTGACCGTTGCAGTCGGCACAGTCGTATCAATCACGCCCGGCGCATATGCTGGAAATTGCACGATGTTATCTGTAACTGTCGCACCTGTCGTACTAAGTGCCGCAAGGAAATTTTTGCTTGTCGCAATGTCTGCATCTTGCTTTCTTGTATCGCTCTCGAAGTATTCCATATGCGCCTTAATACTTAAAGTGTGCCTATCGTTCATCTCTACTGCATAAAGCTCTGATAAAGACACAAAGTGTTCACCGCGATCGAGATACTTTTTAAACACCCTCTCAGTGTCCTCTTGTGCATCTGTATAAAACTTAATTACAAGCACACCGTCAAGCGACACACTAAGTCGCACAGTCATAAGCAATATAAGCTTGCTTGCTTCTGTTGCTGCATAGTTAAGTGCAGCAATCTCTTTTTCCTCACTACTGAAAGATATATCCTCTGCATTGACATAACTCTTGATCTGGATACTTTTAGAACTGATTTCTCCTTCAAGACTTGATATCTGCTTGCCTTGCTTATTCTTTACGCCGGACAGCTTCGGATTACCACCCACGGCACGAAGCTTATGCTTGCCTCTGTACGTCCAGTAGTAGTACGTGATCGGACTTAAATATGTCTTGTTATCCTTACTTACCGAGACATTCTTCACATAGTCGCCCAGATCAAGCGCGGGATTTCCCATTGTTTCAATCTCAAACGGCGTATAGCTTACGTCTTTTAAAACTTCAAACACCGCATCAAGGACTGCGTGCTTTGTTTCTGGAAGTCCTCGCACGATTGGATTATCGCCCATGTCGAGTATAAGCCCCGTTCCTGTCTCTCCTGCCTCATACGGTGCGTAGTTTTCATCCGCGATAAATCGTGCCTTTATACCGACAAATTTAGTCGTATAATCTGAAAAAGTACCGTTCGTGAACCTCTGCTTTTTTGCAAGTGTCACTGCCGTATCTTTTGCATACTGTACAAGCTTCAATTTGCCGTATCTGTCAAACGTCGCAAAGCAAGCTGACATCTGACACGCATAAGATAACAAGTCTCTGTATGTCTCAACTTTATCTACCTGTACGCTATACTGTATATTGCCATTGACGAACGCACCAAGCTCTGATTCTGACTGCGCAAGCTCAACACCGCACTTTTCTGCAATCCACGATACCAACTGCGGCATAGTGCCTTGCGTGTCGTCTGTGATATCTACATCAAGCTTTGTCATGCCGTCCAAGGCTTTCAAACTGATCTTATCGTTTACTCTGTTCGGTTCGCTAATATGAAAGACACCGAGCGGGATTTCTTCCCATGCCGTACCAGTCCACAAAGACCAGTATAACTTAAGCTCTGCATCATATAAGCTATATCTGTCTACTGCGCTTTTAATCGTCAACCCACACTCGGCGGCATATGTGCATCCATACTCGTATTCGTTGCCGTTCGTGCATTGATTTGTGATATATACAGTGTCTTTTATAATGTCGTTATCGTCAAGGTTTATGACGGTAGATCCTACCGTCAATACACCTCGCATCTTGCTCTTTCTGTGGCTGTCTGCTACTGCCACCTTGTAAGCATCGCTTACTGCATACATACAGCCACCCCCTTATCCTTTAAGCGTGAAATCAAGATTCCAGTACGTGTTACCGTTGTCGTCAATGAATTTAAGCTTCAAGCTCCTGTTGCTTTTTCGCATCTTTGCCGTCTGCATAGTGCCGTAAAGGTACTGCACTGTGATAACGTCATTTGACATGATCGTTGTAATATCTGTCGCCTGTGACTGCGTAAGATTCGTCCAGCCGACCTTTATCTCTGGCACATCTGCTCGCACCTGTTCAAGATACGTTGTGCCATCCTCAAGCCCGCTTTCTTCTCCGTTCACATCGCTATAATCGACCGTGTACGTCGTCGGTGCAGGCGGTGTATAGTCGTTTAATTTAATTAAATCCATTATGCCCTGCCTCCACTTCTAAGCGTTCTACGATCGTTCGCTTTTATGATTTGTTCGTCGATCAAGTCGTTTCCAAGGTATACCGGCACTGTAATATCGCCCATGCGATTGATACCGGCTACAAGCTGAGTAAGCAAGCCGTACAGTCTGTCATCACTCGTACTTGTACTAGGGTTTGAAGTATAGCCTGTGCCTGCTCCGACGTTCTTCAATGCAGGTGCCTGTATAGCAGGCATAACCATCTGATTTGCCATTTTCTGTACAGAATTTATTAACCTGTACTTGTTCTGGTCGATTCCGTTTGCCATTCCCTGCACAAAGTCCGGCATCCAAGTCTCGTAATCACGAAGTGGTCCTTTGTCTGGTCGTGAGAAGTGCAGGAACTCTTTAATCTTGTTTCCCAAGCTCTTTGCCGCGTCAACAACCTTGCCTGCTGCACCCTTGATACCATCTGCAAGTCCGTTCGCGAAATCTGCACCCCAGCTTACCGCCTGCGATGCAAAGCTTGAAATCTTATCTTTTGCGCCATTGAAGCAATTTGATACCGCGTTCTGAATCCCGCCACTGTTGTTCTGAATGCTCGACTTGATACCTTCCCACGCCTTAGATGCTGCGCTCTTTGCGCCATTTGCAAGCGTGGATACCGTTGACTTAATGCCGTTCCAGGCTGTGCTTGCTGCACTCTTTACACCGCCAAAGATCGTAGACGTTGCAGTTTTAATGCCGTTCCAAGCTGTACTTACTGCATTCTTAATACCGCCCACGACCGTTGTTACTACTGTCTTTATTGCGTTCCAAACTGTCTCAATAACAGTCTTGATTGCATTCACAACTGTTGTCACTGCCGTCTTAATCGCATTCCAAGCGGTTGTGATAACTGTCTTTATTGCATTTATGATTGTAGTTATAACAGTCTTGATTGTATTAAATACTGTCGTAATAACTGTCTGAATCGCTGTTACAACTGTCGTTACTACTGTCTTAATAATGTTCCAGACAGTCGTTATGACTGTTTGAATTGCCGTAATAATTGTCGTAATAACCGTCTTTATGACATTCCATACAGTCTCAATAATTGTCTTTATAATATTCATTGCGGTTGTAATCACCGTCTGAATTGCCATCCATATTCCGCCAACTACTGCAACGATTGCCGTAAGCACGCCCTCAATAATTGTCTTAATTGCCGTCCATGCACCCTGCACTATGCCCTTCAAAGGTTCAAAGATTGCACCCGCTTTTTCTGTCAAGATATGCCCCGCTTGCACAATTCCGTCTGCGATACCCTGTACAATCATAGGCATAGCATTTATAAGTGCCGCTATGATTTCTGGGAGTGCCGCTACAAGTCCAATAACAAGCTGAATTGCCCCGGCAATCAATAGCGGAAGATTCGCGATCAATGCTTGCACAAGCGAACTGATAATCGTCGGCAATGCCGTAATAATCGGCTGGATAATCTGCGGAAGCATCGTCATAAGACTAACTGCAACATTGATAAGGCCGGACACAAGTGCCGGTATAATTGAAGGTAGCGCATCGACTATCGCCTGCACCAACTGCGGCAGTGCATTGCATATACCCTGTATAATCGTAGCCACGCCCTCAATCAACTGCGGCAAGATGCCTGTCAGCGCGCCAAGGATACCCGGAAGCACTGTAACAAGCGAATTGACGAGGGAAGTCGCACCGCTGACAAGTGCCGGCAATAACTGATTTAAGATGCCCGGTATCTTCTCTGTCATTTTCGGTGCAAGCTGATCTATCGCACTTGCTATTCCGGATAACACCTGCGTAATACGCGGCACAATGTTATCTGCAACAGTAAAGAGACTGTTTGCGAAGTTGGTCGTTAAGGTCGTCATATTCTGATTACTGTCGACCAAACCTGTCATAAGGTTAGACCATGCACCTTTCATGGAGTTGATAGAACCCTCAATAGTTGTGCTTGCTTCCTTTGCTGTCGTGCCCGTGATACCCATTTCATCCTGTACTACATGAATTGCATCTACAATATCACTATAACTTGATATATCGTACTTAATGCCGGATATCTTCTCAGCATCCGCAAGAAGTCGCTCCATTTCCTCTTTCGTACCGCCATATCCGAGTTTAAGGTTGTCAAGCATAGTGTAGTTCTGCTTCGCAAAGCCTTGGTATGCGTGCTGGATATCCTCGATATTTGTACCCATCTTGTTTGCATTATCGGACATATCTACAACGGCTTTGTTCGCCTGTTCTGCCGCCTTTTCTGTGTCTCCGCCAAGCGACTGCAACAGTGATGCAGAAAAGCTCGTTACTGTCTCCATATACGTATTTGCGGACATACCAGCCGTTTGATATGCGTTTGCCGCGTACTGCTGCACCTTCTGGCTACTGCTCTTGAAAAGCGTGTCAACACCACCGACCAACTGTTCGTAGTTCGCATACTCATCTATTGCAGTCTTACCGACTGCGGTAATGCCTGCCGCCGCAACACCAAGTCCTGCAACCGCAACCTTGCCGACTGTCTTTGCCGCCGTGCCAATCCCGCTTAATGCGCTCTTAATCTTTGAGCTTCCAGAACTCGCGGCATTCTGCGCCTCGTTCACAGCACCTTTGACAGCGCTACTCACGTTATTCTTACCCATAACTATATCAAGTGCAACCGCACCTACTGTCTGTGCCATACTAAACCCCCTTCCTAAGCTCGAAGCATAGCGAAAAGCTTATCCATGCTTTCTCTATACTCTTGCTCACTATTTGACTTATTACGATTTCGCCAATCGTTATATATCTTTTTCTGTGCGCTATTAAATTCTTTAATAACGTCCGGATCATCTTCACTTCTAATCGCTACTATCTGCCCAAGTGGTGTGTCTGGCATAAGACACGATGTAAGATTTAAGAACTCGTCGAAATTAAGCTCTGCTGTCTTTAGTCTTATGCCGTACTGCGCTTGAAAGCTCGCTTCTATCAAGTCATAGTCATCCACTAAGTCATAGTAGCTCTCTATTTTTTTGCCTGCTGTTCCGCCTTTGCTCTAAACTCGTCGTAGTCTTGATTGTAAAGCGTTGCGATAACTGCACAAAGGATTGTTTCCATGTTCTCTGTGTAGTTCACGGATCCTCTCTCTGTGCCTGTTACTTCGATCTCTTCCATAAGCTCATCATACTGCTTTTCACCTAAGACAAGCTTCAAGATCTTGTCCTCGATTCCATCCTCGTTGCCCTTTTTCTTCTGCATATCCTGCAACAAAAGACCTGTCTTGTGATCTGTCTTTAGCGTGTACACCTTATCTACGAATTTAATCTGTTTTGCCTCGAAATTAAGCTTACTGCTGAAATCTACTACCATAATCTTTTACCATCCTTTTTTTAGATTTTTATATAAAAATAGGGTAGGGCATTCAACCCCACCCTATAAAGATTACTTACTGTCCGCCATCGTCGATCGTACCTTCTGTCGGCTTGCCGTGACATGCAAGCTCTGCTTCCAGCGCGCCTACATCGGTCGCCTTACCGCCTGCGCCGTTGTTCTTAACGCCACAAGCCGCCTTATCCCAGATAAGTGTTGAACCATCTGGATGGCAGATTCTACACTTGATATAAGCATCCTGCCCTGTGCAAAGAAGCTTGCTTGCGATCAAGTCGTTACCTGCATCACCGATGCAACGCTTACCAGAAAGAGTGATCTTTGCTGACTTACCTGTTACAAGTGCTGATTCCCAACCACCTGCCGCAAAGGAACTCCATGTCTCTGTGTTGTTGTCAATCTCAAGATTTACTTCCTCAAGCTCTGCAACAGTGCTCCATACCGGAGTAGTATGTGGTGCCTCGCTTGTATCAACTTCAAAGCTTCCAGCATGCACCGGGAAAACTCCGCTCGTTACTTTACCCATGCGATCTCCTTTCTCTACTTTTCAAAGTAGATATTTAACTCTATTACATACTCGTATATATTATCCTTGTCGTTGTCTACATCAACCGGCTCATTGTTTAACAATGCTATGAAAAAGACCTTCTTCCCGCCTATCTCTGGATACTCACAAGAAGATATAAGACCTTCAAGCTTCTCGTATAAATCAAAAGCTTTGCGCTCTGTATTTGTCTTGTTCGTATCACCATGTATAAGCAAACTCACGCCTTTTTTATCATACTTTTTCAAGTCGCCTATGACTTCTCGTCTGCCGTCGTCTTGCAGATTGTAGACACCCAAGCTATTCTTTTTCTTTGTATCAAGTCTACCGATATAGTAGCTATCAAACAGTTTGAAGGACTTCAACCAATCTCTTATATCTGATAATGCAACCAATCAAAGCCCCCCTTTCTGCTTTAATAATTTGCAGAACGCCTCCAAGATAAACGTATCATTCAAAAGACTATCAAACCAATGCCCGCCCGCTTTTCGGTTATTATTTCTTCGGAAATTGTATTCCGGATGAAAGTATAACCGCCTCGCCTGTGGTGCAGTGGTAGCTATGCTGACCTTATCCCTTTGACTGTCATCTACACTTGTACTGTCATTCTGCATATTACCTGTATCAAACGGCATAACCTGTCTATCCCTTAACTCTGTCAAGGTTGCATCTGCTGTCTCGGCAAGTGCCTCATATGCCGCCTCGTCAAGTCTGCTCAAAATCGCTTGATCTAATTCAATTCGACTTGATACTTGTACATTACCCGCCATTATATCAACTCCAATGTCGTATAATTGATAGTGCCGTCCGGGTTATAATTCTTTGTGCCTTTGTTGATCGTGTACTCTTTGCCGTTTATAGTCGCCGTACCCGACGCTATAACCGGAAGAGTAGGACACAAATCGCCGACAAACAAAGCAACGCCGGATAGCTCGATTCTTTCTTTGTCCTTTGACAAGCTCGCCTTTGCACCCATCTGCAAGTTGCAAGTCGTCTCGACCTCAAAAGCGGGTACAAGTTCGCCATCTTCGGATAGTTCGTCTGATTCTATGACTACCTTTACAGGCGTTTTGCAGAACCTTCTATCTACCAAGCAAGGGAAGCCCATATCAGCACCCCCTCAACACTCGGCTTGTCAATCCGCACTTCTGCAAGTGTGAATATATATCACGACTTACTACGATGCCATCCACAAGCGCGGCTCCTGCACTACTACCAGTAAAGCTCATGCTTGCACCGTTTAGCGAATAGCTTGTAAGCATACTGTCAATATAATCTGCGTTATCTGTCTCCCAGTCTGCCATAAGGCAAGCGCACTCTTCGACGATTCCCTGCTGATACTCAGTCAAGTTGTCAAAGCCGATGCCTACAATTCGATTGAATGTGAGCGTGTCGATGTGCCTGCTCGCCTTACGCAAAGCCTTTTCTGCATCTGCATCATCAAGGTTGCCTTTGTACGTCTCCTTGTAATATTCAACTGTTGCGTACATTCAAGCACCCCCTTATTTTTCCGCTTTTACAGAAGATTTAACAGGCTTTGAAGCAGGCTTTTTTACCTGCTTCTTATCCTGTGTCTGTGGCTTCTCTGGCTCTGGGATAAGTCCTACGATTCTTCCCATGAAATCACCGCCTTACAGTGCCTTCTTATGTACGTAGATACCTGCCGCCTTGTTCTCGTAAGTATCGCAAAGACCGTAGTTACGATATCCGTACTTCCAAGCATCGGCGTTCTGGTTCTGCTCCGGTGCGATGATCTTCGGTACTGCGTGCTTTGTGAACTGCAATACTGCTGGCTTGTGAATGATCTCAAAGTTAAGCTCAACACCTGTGTCGTAGATAACTACAACCTTGCCAGAAGATACAGAGGCAATCGTAACCTTGCCGCTAGTTGCATCGTATGAAAAGTCCACGGATTCGCCATTATGTGTAACCTTCTGTACAGATGCAGGCTTTGCAGTTACGATAAAATCTGTCTGTGCAGAAGAAACTGTGTACTCCTGCTTGTGATCTGCTTTCTTAAATCCGCCCTTCTCTTCGCCTTCTGTCTTGCCATCCTGCAAGTCAATAGCAGAGTAGAATCTTGTCTGCGGCACCTGTGTAATAGAAGCGAATCTTCCCAGTACCTCTCTTGACTTAGTAGTGTCAAGATCCTGTACAAGTCCGTACAGTGTCGGTGTGATGTAGAGATGACGATCTTCCATCGGTACTTCTGCCTCGTCCATAGCAGATGTAGCAGCTCTAAGTGCTGCGATTACGCCTGCGCCATCTGACAGTGTACCTGTTGCTGTGCCTGCATCCTTTGTACCCGCATATATAGCGAATCTGAATGCGTCAAGCTCTGGAACAACCTTTGTACGGATAAACTCGCCCGCAAGACGACCGAACGCAATGTTCTGTGTCTCTTCGTTATCCATGTCGTCAACTGTGAAGGATCTACCTCTTTCATAGTTGAACTTAGCTGTCTCCCATGTCAACTCAACGTCGCCGTCTACATAGCCGCTGTTACGGTTGTAGTCTGCAAGTCCGTCCATTGACAGCTTAGGAATGACGATCTCGTTTGCATTTGCACCTGCTCTTGCAAGTGTCGCATCTGATTCCAGATTTGCAGTCAATGCCGACTGCTGATAAACTTCATCCAGAAGATTTGTGTAAACCTTCGCTAATGCAATGTTATTGCCCATTTTGTTACTCCTTTCTACTTTTTAGGTGCAAGACCGAAAGCCTTACGCAAGACGTTTTCCTGTTCGGTTGCGTCGTCCTGCTCTCCGCTGATTCCAACCTTAAAGCCCTGCTTCTCGCTTGCGGAACTCTTGAAAGCCGGTACATCTTTAAGTACCTGCTCTACGCTTGCTCTTACCTTCTCTGCATTGACCTCTCCCTTTTCGTTGATCGCATCTGTGAAGTCTGCGCACTTAATCACGTGCGGGATTGTGTTCTTGTCAATTCCTAAGTCCAAGCAATCGTTGAACGCCTGCTTATTAAGAAGCTCCTGTGTAAGTCGTTCCTGCAAAGCCTTGTTGCTTTCCTGCAACTTATTAAAGTTGTCTGTCTGCTCCTGTGCCTGTGTCTGCTTACGTGATTTCCAATCACCGATTGCAGATTTAACATCATCCTCGCTCATACCCTGCTGTTCAAAGTACGATTTAAGGATTGCGTTTTCTTTCTGCGTAGTACCTTTGTCGATCATAGCCTGTATCTTGTCATAATCAACTCCAGCTGTCTGTGTCTGTGTCTGTGTGTTATTTGCACTGTTACCGCCCTGTGCCTGCGTGCCGTTGTCCTGCTGTGTAGCAGTATTATTTATATCTGCCATATAAATGACCTCCCGTTTTATCGTCCCGTCGACGTTCTTAATGTCATTATATTATGTTTATACCGTCATGTCAATTATGATTATACTGTCTTTACAAGCCTCATAAACTGCAAATCAAGCGCATTGCACATTTTTCTGATGACAAGCCTTGTCGGTTTGACTTTTCCTTTCTCGTAGCCGTAATATGTCGCAACGCTGACACCCAGATACTTTGCAAACACGGTTGCATTCCCAAAATACTGTTGCCTTTTCACTTTCAAAAGATTTGTGTCAATCTCAACTCGCTCTTTTAGGATATCATCGCTTGATAAACACCCCTTATTTATCTGCATCATCCTGTAATCTGTGTCGCTCTCTGTGATATCTTCTTTTAGTACGCCTAATTTGTCTGCAATAATCTGTATCCGCTCGCTTCTCGGACTTCGCCAGCCGGATTCATATGCAAAATATGTACCAACTGGAATGCCACACAAGTCCGCAAACTCCTGTGACGTCTTTCCTGTCTTTCTTCTGTGATACTTTAATTTTTCAGAACTAATCTTCATGTTAATCCTCCGTTTTGTATGTTTTTGCTCATTATAACATACATTTTTCAAAAATCAATACTGGAAAATGTAAAACGTAAGTCAAATGTAAGTCAAAATGTAAGACACCAAGAATGTAGTATTTATAAGGGTTTATAAGCCTTTTTATTACATATATATACATAAATACATAATTTTTATATTTATATATTCATATAGCGATTTTTATATCAGCTCTTTTATTTTTTATATATTTACTAATATTTTTTTGTAATTGAAAAAATTATGGAAGATTGCAAGACAAATGTATGAACACCGCATAAATACTACGTTTCTTTGACTTACATTTTGGTTTACATGGACTTTTTCGATGTAATCACGTAAGCCACATTGACATTTTTTTAACAAAGATGTAAAATAAAAGTATCTTCTTATTAACCTTTCCCTTCTTGTAAGTGATTAGAAGTGACATGATTTAATTCTCCTCTTACGAAAAAGAGCAAGCGATACCTCCCGCCTGCTCTTTTTTGTGCTTAATAATCACCTTCTGCATCTACCTCATAAGGCTTGCCATTTTTCAAGCATTTTTCAATAGCAACCTTTACGTCCTCTTCGCTCATGCCTCTCATAAGCATAAGCGGGAAACACTCATTAAATGCATCCTCATACTTTTTTAATAGTTCATTCATTGCTTTAACATCTCCCTTACCATTTCCTTGTAAACATCGTAGCTCTTAGGCAGATACTTTTTAATTAAGTCCAGACTTTCTTCATTCGCAAACGTACTGTCCGTGATCTCCGCAAATGCCTCTGTTGCAAGTCCATCTGCAATGCCGCCGACAGTCCTATCTTTCCAGTACTTCGCGCCGTGTCCTGCAACTACGCTTATCTTTGCGTTTGTTGCACCCTCTACGATATCGCACAAATCAGCAACCGCTATTGCATCATAGCTTCTCAATTCTTTTGCGACTGCATTATATGCCATAGATTTACGATACTTTGGTATTACTTCGCTTGCCGTCGCATATCCGTTTTTATACCTGTCGTAACTCCATTCGCCTATATGTCCGTTCTGTCTGAACCATTCAACATCGCCTGCATGATCTTTGAACGCTTGTTTCAACTCCTTGTCATAACGCATAACCCACTCTTGCACTTCGTCTTTGATCGTTTGCGGGAATAGTCCGTCTTTATATGCGCCAGAAAAATGGCTTGCAAAAACTCCTTGCGTTTGCAGATTTCTTCTCGCTCTTCCGTCAATGACGTGTCCGCACTCATGGAATGCTGTCTGATATGGCTTTTCAATCATGCCGCCTTTTGCTACCCTCTCAATATCTAAGTATATACTACCACTCATAGCATATGCACCTTTTTTTGTAGTGCTTCCAACTCCGATATGATCTGCGTGCGCTTGCCACAACGCAACAAGATCCTTGTCCTTGCACTTATCTACCTTGTCGCATATATTATCATAGTGATCTTTACCCAGCTTCGTTGCTAATGTACCGTTGTAATCGCGTATAATGCCCGTGGTTGCATTTTTATTCGCTTTAGGTGTAACACTAAGCCTACCCTTATTATCAACGCTTAAAACGCCATGTAGCGAAAGCCTCTGCTTGTCAAGTCGAAGCACGTCACTGTTTGCATCACACAGATCAGTCAACTTCTTTTTGTATGCGCTTGCACGTGCTGAATACTTCTTGACGTTTTCCTCTGTCAAGCTGCCATTAGCAAGTCTGACATTCTTTCTGTAATTGCGCTCGTAGTATCTTTGCGTTTGCTCCAGATTGTATCGGCGGTTGATCTCTTTTGCCTGTTCGTCCGTGACCTCTTTGGGCGGTTGATTGATGCCCTCGTAGTACGTACTGCAAGCGTCTTTACAGTTTGGATGAAAAAGCCCGCCCTTTACTGCAATACTAAGCAACGGATATCCGCTTGACTTGCTTTCCTCAGCAGTGCCGCCGCCGTACACATCGTCAACATACACTTTCCCAAGATACGGCAGACACAAGGGACACGCCGTACCACGTGCATTGACTTTGACAAGATGCATACCGTGTTTCTCGCGGAAGTTTGCCTGTCCCATCAAATTTGCACGCTTGTTTGCAGTCCTTAACGCCATTTCGCTATAACTTGCGATATTCACCCTTGCGCCGTTCTTGTACTGTACGCAATTATACCCTGCTGCAAGGAAGTCCTTCGTTGCCATATCTACGCATTGCCACATACTGCCTGCACCGGTATTATAGAACATCTGCGCCTTAAATATAGTCTGCCTATATATGTCGTCATTCATACGCAAAAGTGCTGTTTCCGCCTTTTTCATATCGCTTGTCGTAGCCTTGACAAGCGCATTGAGCTTTCTCTGATTGTTACGAAAAAAAGCACCTTGCATATTAACCTTCTTTCCGTCTTTAGGCGGCGTATATCCCTTTTGTATCTGCTTCAAAAGCTCGATTTCAAGCTCACTTTCTCCTGTGGCATATGCATCACGGATTGCCCCGGCAAGCTCGCTGTTCATTTTGCCCATGTACCCTTTAAGCACGTCTTGATTCTCGGCTCGATACTGCGATAACCCGGCAAGCATCTCTGCCTGCCACTGCGTCCAGTTCATGCCCTCGTCGTACTCGTCGTCGATATGCCTTTGCATATTCGCACGCATAGATTTAATTAGCGCAAGCTCGATATCCTCGAAAGCTTCCGTGATATCATAAGCCATTGTCAATCCTCTCCCTTGTCAATGCTTCGGCTTTCTTCTTGTACATCTGCGCCGTTTTTAAGTATCTGCGCTTCTTGCCCTCGTCCTCTTCACGATTTGCCTTGTTACGCAAGTCGTACTCACTGCAAAGGCAATGTCCGATCACATAATCATACCCAAACTCCGGTATCATATCGTCGATGAAATTCTTAATCATAGTTTTATTCCTCACTTTTTTCTAAGCAATATTTATCTTGATATCCTTTAAGTCGCAAGCAATATTTACGGATACACCCTCATTTCTTTTGTACGTGAAATGCACGTACTTCTTATCCCACGTATCAATGCAAAGATTTGTTACGTTGTCGATAGTCTCTCCGTTAAATTCAATAGTCAATCCCTTAATTACTTTCTGCTCCATGCTTGCTCCCTTCTATATCATGCTCGGCTCTTCCAGCTCTGCAATGCCCTGTTCGTTCTTAATGCGGCGTATTTCCTCTGCCTTCCAGTCATCTGTCTTACTATCGCCGTAAAGCTCTTCCACGATTGATTCAATCGACATAACACCCTGTGTCTTTGCTTTGCCGACTGTCTCAATTTGACTTTCAAACGACGGATTTGCATATTCGCCGAAACTTACTTCTGCTTCCGTCACATCCAAAGCCTCGCCACTCATCAGCGCATATACTTTGAATACTTTGTCGATAAGCGACTGCAAGCAATCCTGTAATGCATAGATGATAGTCTGGCGTGTGTATAGCGTAGTCTTTTCTTTTTCTCTCTGCGCCTCTGCGTTATCCAGCTTCTTTACATCAATGCCAAGTGTTGACGGAGATATTAAGCCCTGCAAGCATAAGTCAAGTGCTGTGACGTACGTTGACAAGTAGCTGTTTGTGTCGATTGCTCCGTTTACTGTCTCAATCTTACTCTGTGCGCCCTCTTGCATCGGTGTACCTGTTGCGATGAATCGGTTATCAAATGCATTGCCATATCGAAGCTGTCCTGTCGCCGGATCCCTTGGAAGCAAATCTTCTGGGATGTATGACTTTGTGCGGTTCGCTCTAAGTGCATCCACCCACTGCGACCACGCCTCGTCTAAAGAATCGAAGTTGTCGCGCTTGCTATCATAGATGCTCTGTCCTCGTCCATCCCACTTGTCCGATGCAAAGAATGACAAATATTCCGCCATCATAAAGGACTTGTCGAAGTAAACAGGCTGCAAGTCTTTTGTACTATCCAGCTTGTCAAGTGAAAGCTCGTTGTCGTAAGCATCGAAAAGTCTGTACGTGATATATCCGTATCCGTAGCACTCTTTCAACACATAAGATACGCCCTGTTTTGCATAATGCTTTTTGAAGCGGATCTCGCTTACTCTTCCACGCTTCTTTACAACCTCGATTCTGTCTGCTTCATAGAACTCTAGAATCGGATACTGCGACACGTCCGTATCAATGCTGATCTTGAATGCTCCGTCGCCCGTTACAAGTGCCTTACGCACTGCTTTTTTAACAAGTGCTTTGAAGTCGTTCTCCTTCTCAATCTCTCCCCACGTGTTTTCTTTTCCGATATGCTCAATCTTAATATCCTGCATGTCGTCAACGCATACATTCGTCAAAGTGTTTACAATGATTTTCGGTAGTCCTGTGTGGATTTTGCGTATCTCCAAGCCTTTTGTGCTTGCCGCTCCCCAGAACGAATACTTGTAGTCCGGGATTGACTTATACAACTGTTCCAGCTCGTAGCCATCGCCGCGGAACCAAATCTCATTGACGAATGCGTTCGTCTCGAAGTCGAAAAGCTCGTTGATCTGTGCGCTTATCCCTGTCGATTCCGACAAGCTCAAAAAGCTACGAACTGCATTTTTAAGCGCGTTCTTTGTTCGTTCAAACATCCTTTACTCCTTTCTTTTCACTGTTTTTCTAAAATTCAGTGTTTTTTTTCGAGTTAAAACTCAATTAAACTCAATCATAAGCATCTTTTATAATCTGCTTAATTGCATCCATATCACCGATACGTGACTTGTACGGCAACCACGCGTACTGACAGCTATTAATGCAGTGGTCGTGTCCGTCCTCTGGTTGTCCGTCCTCAGTATAAGAGTACGTGTTGCACTCGTCAATATAATCTGTGCAGGTGTCAACTACAAGAAAGTCGCCTGTCTGCATCCATGACTGCTGCAACTGCAAACGTGTGATGATCTTTGTCTTTTTCCATGCCCCTACAAAGTCGTATATGCAAGGGTTGTTGCGCTTAAACTTCTGCGCCTCTTGTATCGTTCCCGCATCGGCACTGTCTATGTATGTTGTCTTAGCAAATCCCCACTTGCTCTTGTTTTGCTCTACAAACTCAAGCAACATCGGAATTGTATCAGATGGCGCAAACGGTATAACTGCATCCTTGTTATTCTGACTTTGAGATGCAAGCAACACGCACTTTCTATCTTTCGTGATGCCGACAAAAGTAAAGGATAGCTTATCATGCGACTTTTTAGAATACGACGTATCGCATCCAACTGAATAATACAGGAACTTCATCTTCTTAGCTTCTGTTTCTGTGATGATATTCTCTTTTTTTAGCGGAAGTATAAGCCCCGTTGCACGTCCACGCAAGCCTAGTATCTTATTCTTGTACATCTTCGTTCCGATCGGTGCAGATGCTTTCTTCTTTTCTATCTGCTCCGGTGTAAGTCCTGCGTTGTCATTAAACGTGAAGAACCAATAACGCCACCTTGCATACTCCGGTTCTTTCAAGTCTTGCATGATGCTCTCTGGTACATCATGCGCATACTTCGGTAGCGGTCTGCTCCTGTTTATGAACTCCTTGTAAACAGGTATATCTGGGCTGTCCGGGTTAAGCGTAGCAATTAAGTAGTCATTACGTGTTGATATCTCACGGATGAACTCTATGTCTGCGATGTTACACTCATCAATAAACACGCAACCATACTGACCGCCAAGTGCATTCTCCCACTTGTCCTTGTTATCATATCCAAGTACAAGTATGATCTTGTCCTCGAATTTGATATGCGGGAACTTGTAATCTTTGTCGCCGTTGCCGTAGTAGACTGCGTTATGATGCAAGTCTAATATACCGTTATCCTGTTGCAAGATGTTCTTTTCTACGACACCGGTACTTTTGCCTGCGATAATGTGCAGCTTCTTTTTGCTTGCCGACACCTTTATCATAAATTTAACGCCCGCACCGATAGTTGTCTTGCCCGATGCAGTAGTGCCTTCGAGGAAGTCCGCGTCAACGTCCATATCTTTGATGAAATCTATGTACTTTTGCGATAGCTTAAACACATCTTATCACTCCCCTTTTATCTGCTCCACAATGTCTGCCAGCTTCTCGGACTTACTTACGTTCACATTGACATTCTCCGCAAATGTGCCGTATCTTTTGCCAAGCAATTCAAGTGCTTTCATTCTTTCTTTTTCGGATACACGATTCTCGACGATCTCCTGTGCGCCGCCGCCGATACCCTTCAATGTCTGCTCTGTCGTCTCGCCACGTGCTATCTCTGTAAGCAGTCTAAGTACTTCATCCTGTTTCATGATTCTTGCATCCTCTTTGCCCTTCATTCTCTCGTCAATATACGCCGAAATCATAGGGTTTCTAAGAAGCTTGCTCCCTTCTACTTGACAAGTCGTGTATTTCGCCGTAGGAAAAGCCACACTGTATGATCTTGTTGCATTTAAGTCTATTAAATATTCATCTGCAAAGATTTTTTGCGCTTTTGACAGCTTCGGTTTTGCTATTTTTGCCATATTATCACCTCGCTTTATTACGTTTATACCGTCATTTTAGCATATAAAAAGAAAAAAGGCTACACATAAAGCGTAGCCCTGTTCTGTTTACAACGACAAGTAGCACATGATCCCACACTCTGGGAAGATTTCTGTATCCATGTTACCCCTGTCTGGATCCAGCTCGTCAAGATATATCGGATTGCCTTTACTGTCTTTCAGTATTGAATATCCGACCAATCGCTCCAACTTCGCCCGGCTCTCGAACACTTCCGGGAAGTCTTTTCTGATCTTGTTCCAATAACCCATTCCACCTTTGACACATCCGATGCAGTTATTGTTCGGATAACCCATTTCATACATCTTCGGTCTCTTAAAATCAAAAGTACGTTCAAACAATCCATGTACCTCTTCCTTAGACAAGCCTCTGTCGATAAGTGGAAATTCATGCTCTGCCTGCGGATTAACTTCGATTGTCCTCTCGGCTCGATTTTTCTCTTTCAAATCAAATCCCCATACATAAGTCAAATCACAATCTTTGTGTTGTTCTTCCCACTCCTTACGAACTCTCTTTTTCAGCCAGTTCGTGCAAGGTGCAAATCCGTTTCCTGGATTCCTAAAACCACCGAAAACCTTTACGCACTCTTCAACACTCCGATATTCCTTTGATTGCAATATCTGCATTTCTTTTCCGATTTCTTTTCCGATTGCTTTCTCACAATCTTTAATAAATCTCAAACTATCTGGATGCTGGTCTGATATATCAATGTAAATCCACTCATCTACATTTTCCGCTAAATATCCAGCCATAAAACTTGATATTCCAGCACTTACCCAACATACTTTTAGTTTTCTCTTTGCCATAACACCACGCTACAAATCGCTTTGTAATCGTGGATAATTCGTATACGCTTCCCATGCCTGCGGTCTGAAACTCACATAAGTCAAATATGCTTTATGTGCGATACTTCAAATTCCACCTTATCGAATCGCAAACGCTACTATTACGAATTTTATATCAAATCTTTAACACATATAGATGATAACCTCGGTTTACCGAGGATTCGTTATTCCTTTCTTTTATTCTTCGCCATATGATCTCCTACAATAACTCATTTACTCTCTTTTGTACTGCGGCATAATCGTACCCCGCCTGTGTAAGTCTGTTCTTGCGATTCAAGCCTGTACCCCACTGCCCCGCGATAACTTCACGTGCAAGCTGATCTACTGTCTTTTGTGGTTTGCAAAGCTCGTTGACCTTCGCCTGTACCTCGTCATAGTTGTATCCGGCAGCAGTAAGCCTTGCTTTTCTGTCTGCACCGTTCCCCCACTTGCCATCCAATATCTCTCTAGCAACGTCCAAAGCCGATTTAAGAGGTTTTTCCTGTACAGGTGGTGTATTTGTACCCTCGGACTTAGAAAAGCCGTTTAAACCGGATTTACGCATAATAGACGGATAATCGAAGTATGCGTAATCCTGGTCACAAGTAACGCCCGCAATCTTGTTTGAGCGGATCTTGTTTGTCTCGCCCCCAAACTGCCACATGCCATAGTCAATCGGACAACTGCACTTTGTGTGCCACTGCGCTATCCACTTATCATACTTGCACAGCTCCGCAATATTCGTGTAGCTGTTAAGATAACTGTACGTACTATAAATGCCTGCATAATAACCTGCATCTTCCAGCGTGTCACAGTATGTCTTAATGATAGCCGTAAGTACCGACTTTCCTAATTTCGCCTGTGTCTCATCCTCTACGTCTAAGTAAATTGGATACTCGAGCTGCTTGCCCTTTAAGACATCAAGCATAAGCTCTGCTTCTTTCTTTGCATCCATAACAGACTTCGCCATTGAGTAATGATAGACACCGATTGGGATCCCCCTGTCCTTGCATGACTTATAAAAATCCTCGAAGCAAGAATCCTTGCTATTTGAATATGCGCCACGCAAGATAATGAACTCCACGCCCTCTGCCTTTGCCTTGTCAAAATCAAAACCCTTTTGCCATTTTGAAATATCAATACCAAATTTCTGCATTATATCGCCCCTTTCTGCTTACATTGTAGCACAAGTACGGTCTAGCCGTCACTTCTTAACTTCTCTACTTCCTCCTTGATGTAGTTAAGTGTTGCATTTGCACAAGCAAGTGTTTCTTTTGTGCCGCCGTCAAATTCTATGCCATTCAGCATATTCATTACATCTTCAAACGCCTTGTTGTAGCCATCAGAAAAATTTGTTTTATCAAGATTTCTCGTGGTTTTTAGTTCTTCCAGCCATTCTGCAATCTGTGGAGCTATATCACGAATATACATATCTATCTCAACATCATATTTCAAATTTTCTATTACACTATCAATCGTCATCCTCTACACCTCCTTTCTCTATCTCTGCTTCCCGCTTCTGTATCATAATTGCAGATACAAATAACAAGATAACTACGATTGAATTAACCCACACTGCATACTGCGGTATCAGCCCTTTATCCGACATGCAAAAGCCATAGCACCCAAGTAACACAGATGCAAACATCAATATCCAGCTAAATATCATCATTTTTCATCACTCCAGTCTATTTTTTGCCCGCACTGGTGGCAATACTTTAAATCACTTCTAATTATTCTTCTTTCGCACACCGGACACAACCATAATGCTGTATAACCTAAATTTGCAATATGCAGCGGTTTTTTCGGTATCTGCTTTTCGAGTGCCTGTATTGCCATTTCATTTGCTTTGTAATCATCTTCTGTAAATTTGCACTTGCTCTTCTCATCCTCAATCTGCATAAACAATCGCATATTTTTCAGTTTTTCTACCGCTTCACTCTCTGTCATATTATCCCTCACTTTCATCTTTCTCGCTAACACATACGATCTTCGTTAGAGTACACATATTCTACATACCATAAGTTATTTGCAATCTCGACGATAGCCTCAGGCTCAGTCTCTACCGCCTTGCATCTTTCGCCAGCTCCATTGATTATGTACCACATATCTTTTACCTCCTAATCCTGCTCACATATATAAAAATCACTTTCTGGATATCTTCTTTTCATTTCAACGGCAAGCTTAATAGCTTCACCCCTGTACAGATTTCTTTCCAGTACTTGATCGTTATCCGCTACAACCATATAGTTATTATAATCATTCATGCCTTCATACCTCCTTTATATCTCAACACCTTTATCGGTAATATCTTTCCATTTCTTATAGTCTGCATCGTTATTACGCCATCATGCCACTTCTGAAAGTTCTTAACAGTTCCGTCGCTACAAGTAATTGAATAATGCTTATTCCTCATATCTTCCTCTCTTTCTGCCGGAGTAACCGCCCCGGCTCGGTTGTTATTTACACTTCAAATATAATTCTTGTAAATAACTTACAATTCAAATGTGTGTATTCTCTAAATGTCTGTCCTAAATTATTTTCAAAAACAATATACTTATCATCAAGCGCACGATACATTTTAACGACTGTCACAACTCCATATTTCTTATGCACATATTTTTTCCCTACTTTTGCGATAAATTCTTTTGTTCCGTTCGTCAACTTCATTGTTTTCATATCTTCTTACCTTTCCGGCTGTGCCGGTCCTTTCTTTATCTTGTCTATACTATACTACGTTCACAACGTAATTGCAAGTATTTTATTACGTTTTTAGCGTATAAAAATGCACAAAGTTTTAATGTCTCTTTGTGCATTTTATACAAATTACAGTATGCAGCCGTCTTTTCTGTAAGAAGTACAGCGTTTTTTCCACATGCCTTGCAAAAATCCTATGTCGTCCACATAGTCATACACTACTGGCTCGCCCTTGCCCTCGCACACTCTGGCGATACGTCCTACCGATTGCACTACAATCGCATAGTCTTTGACTGGTGTAGCAAGTAGCAACCTGTCAAGACAAGGCACGTCAAGCCCCTCTTTTGCAAGCTGATACGTTGCAAGCAATATGCGCTTTTCCTTGTTGCGCATCTGCTCCAACGCCTGTTCCCTGTCCGCTTTTTTAACCTTGCCATGTAGGATGACAGCATCTTCTTTGTGATATATAAGATCATATACCGTGCTCAAGTGCTCTACTCTATCAGATAAAAGTATAATACTATGTTTTTGATAGACAAGGCAGTCAATGTCTCCCGCTATTTTGCAATTTCTTTCATAATGTCCTGCAAGGTAGTTGATAAGTTTTGCATATACAAGCGTTCCGTCCGTATCAAGACAAGCTCTGCTGATCTTAACGCCTGTATCTTTTCGCTCAATCTTTACTTGCATCGTATGTACTGCACTATCTGGCACGCTATGCGCTACGCCGCCCAGAAGTGCAAAGGTGCAAGGTATAAGTCCATCGGCCCTGTGAAGCGTAGCAGACAAACCGTATTTATAAGGTGCCGCAAGATTATTCAGCACCTTGCTGAACATCGTTGCTTGATTGACTGTACCGGCGCACCTGTGGCACTCGTCCACGATCACGACATCCCAGACATTACGAAGTGCAAACAAATCCGCCTTGCTTAACGTCTGCACGGTTGCAAACGTGATGCCCTCTGATATCTGCATCTTGCCCGCCGTGATCTTTCCAAGCAGCTTCTTGTCGATAAATTCTGCTGCCGCATTATACGACTGATTCAAAAGCTCGTTCGTATGTGTGAGCCACAACGTCTTTTTACCAAGCGCACAAGCAAGCGCAATACCTACTCTCGTCTTACCGCTTCCCGCCTTGCTCTGTAATATGCCCCCACGACTGCGTACAAGGCTATTTAATGCATCTTTCTGATAATCGTATAGATTTATACTTGCGTTGTAATTTACTGGCTTATTTGACGCATAATTAAATAATACTGGATGCTCAAAAGAACCATTGACATTTAATTCTGGGAATGCATAAAGCAAGCTGTCCTTTACTCCATGCGGGATGATAAGATCGCCACCGCTGTTGCGATAAAGCGCAATGTCTTTCGGTGTCTTTCCCACCCATAAGCCAAGCCTTACCTTTTTGCTATACTCTGGATTTGCCACTTTTAAGCGGGTATATACCCACTCTCTAACCTCTGGCGTAGGATCCTTTATCGTGATCTCATTACTGATTATAAGCTCCATTTATCTATATCCTCCATCAACGACTGTACAGCTTGCGTTATAACTTGCCTCTCTTCTTCATCTTTCGTCACTTTGTACAGTTTGTCATACAAAGCGACAATTCCGTTACGATAGCCTTGCTTATACGAAAACTGTCTTACTCCATCGACAAAATCATTAACCTTTTCTTTGAACTCACAAAAAATATCAGATAAATTATTCATCTTTCTGCCTCCCACTCTTTTTTTTATAAGCTGCTTTTCACAATCCTAAACCATGTATCAATGTCTGTGCCATAGTATCGCATTTCTACGTCGTTTAATTGCTTCTTTCCGTCCTTTGCCAAGTCTCGCAAGATATCATATGCAAGCATATATATCTCATTCTTTGACGTTTTAAGCGCGAAATATGGACTTGTATTACCGCACTCCTGCCAAAGCTCCATTGATGCGCTCTGATTAAATTCAATCCTGCTAAGTGCGAATACATCACCGGTACACTCCTTTGCATCAATCAACCATGCCACACGCCCCTGTACTGCGATAATATCCGCCGGCTGTCCGTTCTTTCTGTTCGCGAAGTTATGCGCCCAGAATCCATGATCTGCCAATATCTCGCAAAGTTCCTGCTCAAAATCGTTACCTAACTTTTTGTTGTTCATCTTCTTTTCCCTCCTAAACTATGCCATGAAGTATCCCTGTTTCTTCACGCTCTCGTAATCGCTTTTCCAGAATGTTTTTTTTGCTCTCTTAACAACGCCGTAACAGTCATATGTCAAGTCGACTTCAAACAACGGCTCGTCCGGTTCATATCCGCAATGCTTAATAAATCCTTCTGTAATATCTTTTACGCTGTGTACCTCTTTTACATAATGCTCCAACAAATTCATGGTTCTTCTCTCCCTTCTTAAATATCCCACGGATCACAATCTGAGTTCGGACACTCTCCGTAGTTCTCGTAACACTTGTCACAGCAGAATTGGCATTCCCATGTATCGCCACGCTCGCAATCGTCGCATACGCTTCTTTCTTCGTCCATTTCGCTCTCCCTTCTTACATTCTATGTAAGACTTTTACATTTTGTCTTACATAAAAATCCTCGTAAACCCGCATAAATACTAATGGTCTTACATTCTTACATTTTTTCTGCACATATATAAAAAATATTTTATATTAGCTTAAAAGATAAGCTTTAAGAATTTTTTCTATAAAATATATATAATATATGTAAGTCATGTAAAAATGTAAGACATTATATAAATATATACTCTAAAGCCGCATAAATACTAGGTTTCTAATGTCTTACATTTTGACTTACGCTATTTACTAAACGCAAGACTTTGTTGCTCATACTGCACGAATGGTATATCTTTTTCGTCCGTAACTTCCTCAAAGTTCATACCATCTGGCAACTTGATCTTGATATAATTACCTCTAACGCCATTTACTCGTGTTTGGTGTACATATCTGCCCGCACTGTTTTTTATGATGTAGCCTTTTTTATCCCAGCCTTTTTTTACACTTCCAAAATCAAAGCCCAGCTTCTGCAACTCCTGCTCCAGCACCTGCTTATTGATCGTTGCCACGTCATCGGACAATCTTCCCCATGCATCTGTCGAGAACTCACTGAATTTATTGACGTTTCGACCGATAAGAGACACAAGCTCATCATATGCTCTGTCCTCAACACGCACGGCACTCTCACTCACTAAGTACGGCTTTACATCGTCGATCGTCAGCGGCTCATCATCAAAGATACACTCACAAGCGATCTTGTCTGCAAGTAGCATCAAAGCCATTGATAGTGCCTGCTTATCCGTCGTGTCTGTGGCTTCTAAAATGCCCTTAAACAGCTTTTTATAGTCGTCAACGATACTTTGTTTGTCTGTCTCAATTAAATGACTCAAATACTGAATAAAAAGCTTTCCCGCGTGTCCGTAGTTCGCCTTGACAAGGTTCGCGGTCATATTACCATCTTTGATGATCTTATTCTCACACTCAATCTCGATAACCCTGTTCTTAACGCCGCCCCCGGATGCTCCTTTCGTGATCGGCTCTTCTCCTGTGAATATAAACGAATTACGCCACGTCTTTGTCTGCTCGACGCCGCCCCTTGCCTTTGCACGTCCTCGGTCGATACCTTCTGTTAAGTACATGACTAGCTGGTCGTAATTACCCCAATTCTGCTTGATCTGCTGCAATTCATCCGCGCAAAATGGCACGTTGTACAAAAAGCAAGCTGTCCTTGCCATCGCGTTTGCTGTCATGTTCATAGTCCTTGTTAAGCATCCCATCTCTGGATTGCCCCATACGCTCGATGCAACCATCAGCGATACAGTCTTACCAAATCCGGTAGTACCCCACAGATGCAGGATAAACGGCAATGCCCCTAATACCTCAATCAGCGGACTTGCGAAAGATGCTGCAAGCACTAAGCGGATATTTATATCTTTGCGAAGTTCTCTTACGTGATCGTACCAAACGTCCAGACGACCGGCACTTCTCACGTTATCGTATATGCTCTTGAAGTCTAAATCGCCATCGTACTTGACTGCATCGTTGTACGGGATAAAGTCGCCATCTATCCAACCCAAACGTCCTATACTGCGATAAAGCGGTATCTCCTGTGCATTTAATGCGATCGTATCGCTCAGATATCGCACAAGTTCTTTTGCACTCTCGCTTGTCACAAGCACGCCACGATCCGCAAGCTGGACAATACTGTTCTTATTCATAACCGTACCTGCATCAACCGTAATCTCTCGCCATCTGCCATCCTTAAAGAATGCAAGCTTTACTTTCTCCGTGTCCGTGTCAATGTTTATGTATCGCTCAACCGGCAGTATCGGATGCGGGCAGGCACTTGTCGTGACCGGTACACCTTGCGCCGTAATATCCGTCATAATTACGCCCAGATCGTTTGCAATCCACTTGCCACAGTTAAGCGTAAGTGGTGCATCTGTAAAGGCTGTCTTATTGCTGCTGCCCTGCTTCTGCAACTGCGTAGATTTAAGGATCCATGCTTTTAATAAATTATTAAATTCGCGCAATCGTCCTACTTTCTGGCACTTCCTGCGCACCGCTTCGATAAACTGCGCCTTTTCTAGTACGTCTGTCGTCTCTACAATCGTAAAAAAAAGATCGTCTTGAAAATCGTCCTCACTGTTTATCGCCTCAATCAAGTTCTCTTTCATGCTCTAACTCTCCTTTTATCCTTGCCAATATCTCCGTGCCATCTATATTGATAAGCCTCTTCATCCATTTACTACTGAAAAAGGCTTCAAGCTCTCGTACTTCATGCCTCGCATAATCATCCGCCGGATTCTTCTCTATTCTCCTGTGATAATGCTTGTAATCTCTCGCCGCCTGTGTCACTACTGCATTTGCTAAATCTTGATAGTTCCTGTTCATATCTTCTTACCACCCCCATATTATGCTTGCAAAACTCTGCCGGGTTCTCGTCGTAACAATCTAAAAAGTATTCACACGTTGTAAGCTCCTGTAACGCCCATATATGCATTTTATCTTCAAAAGGGTATAAATGTATGCTTTGCCATAAAAAGCGGTGAAAATCGGCTAATACGAAGCCTACACGCTGTATCTCTTTTTCCTGTTCTTCCTCTTTCTTCCTGTGCGCCTGCCTTACCTCGTTTCTAAGCCTGTAATCTGTAAAGGCTTTGCGCTCTGCTCTGATTTCCTTGTCTTTTGCGAATTTATCACGCAAGCTTGACTGCTTGCTTACCTCTGCTCTTCTTTTCTTTTCTGCTACGTACTGCGCCTTGCGTTCTTCCGTCGTGCTTATGTCGATATTCAACCCAAACACTTGCACAAGCTCTTTGCACGCTTCAATGTTACTTAAACCTAAATACTTTGCCGTAAAGGTTATAAGATCGCCACCTGTACCGCATACGAAGCAATTAAAGTAATCATTCTTGATTGATGCACTCGGTTTATGGTCGTTGTGAAAAGGGCACACAAATTGATGCGCCCTATTCACTTTGAACCCATAATGCTCAATTACAGTCTGTATATTTAATTGACTTTTAACCTCGTCAAATATACTCATGCATTAACTCCTATTTGAATGGAAGATCATCAACGCTCATGCTCGATACATCAACGAATCCAGCATTGCCTACGCTATCCTTGTCAAGCTCTCTCTTTGCAGGGATTCTTGCATCGTCCATGTTATCAACGCTCCCCCACCAGAAAAGCTTGTGTGCAACCTTGATATCGCCGTTGCTGTTCATGTATTCCTCTTCACCAAAGATACCGCCGATTTTCTTACCTACGATTGAAGCCTCAAAGCCTGCGCCCCACTGAATCTGCGAGTTATTGCTTCTCTCAATACTCGTGCAGAACTGCTTAAATGTCTTGCTTGTCTTGCCGTTCTTATCGGTCGGAAAGACCATTGCAACGCCGCCCCATTTCTTCTGATCTCTTGTGTCATTCTTCCATGCGTCGGCGTAGTAGTTCGGCTGCTTGTCGTCCGATGCCGTATCGAAGCTTACCTTCAAATACGTGTTGCCGTTGCTTGCCTTACATTCCTCAAGTGCCTTGATAATCAACTTGTGACCGCCTAACTCAATCGGTGTGAACTCTTTACCTGCCTGTACCTCGTCATATCCCTGTGGTTTGCTGAAATTCATCATATTATTTATCCTCACTTTCTTTGTTTTTGTTGTTATTTTTTTTGTTTGAAATCGCCGTGATTAAAACCAACGTTACGCATACGCATATCGTTATAATTACTGCATCACTCATTTTTGTTGTCCTCGCTTTCTTCTATACCATCGACGTATGTTAAAGCGAGTGCCAAACATTTTACCGCCTCCGCTTCGTTCACGTCGCTTTCACTATTTGACGTATTTGTAATTCCGCTCAAACACAATTTTATTTTTTTTTTGATTAACTGTTTGATATATTCCATAGTTTATTTATCCTCGCTTTCTTTGCTCTCGAATCCGTAATACTCACGAATCGTCTTGTCTACATACGCTAAGTCATTTGCAATCTTAGCGGCAAACATCTCTTCCGGGCTCTTTGCCGTGTTGCTTCCGTCACTCTGCGTGATAAAGTAGTGATCTTTACCCTCTGCTACCGCCTGCAACACGATATTAAAGCAGCCTTCCAACGTCAAGTAGTTATCAAGCATCTTGCCGACTGTCTTTGCCTTTGTCTTGCCTGTGTTACTGTCAAGCTCTGTATGATGCAGGAAGTACACAATCACGTCATCCGGTATGTTCTGGTTGATATGGTGAATAAGGTTTCTAAAGTGCAAGCCAATGTCCGTATACTTCTGATACCCGGTATCTTTTGCACGGTCGAAAAACTCATTCACCATCAAATACTGACTGTCGTCGATTACGTAGCACTTCAACTGCGGATTCTTTAACGCCTGCATGATCATCTGATATGTAGCGTTTTTTGCGACTTTGAATCCCTTGTTTCTAAACGGCAACAACGCCTTTTCTACTGCAAAAACTCCTACTTTGTCGACGTCAAGACCTTTGATACTGTACGTCTTTCCGCTTCCGCTCTCACCCTCAATCAATACTGGCAATCCCATAATCAATCCTCCTTTCTTTCGATATATCCTTCTACTGTCAACTTGTAGTCCTCTTTATCTTTGAAAAAACTACACTCGCACTCGTCTGCACCCGCAAATTCGCACTGCTTACGTGTAAGTGCTGAACAACCGTTCATGCCTTTTCTTCTGCTAAATACGCACATGTTCGTCATGTACTCACCCCCTATTTAATGATCGTCGACGTATTCTGTACAAGCTGTACACCTCTTACGTTTAAACCGGATTTAAGTGCCTGTTTAATTGCCGTCTTGTCCGGTTCTGGCTCTTTGTATTTAAGCAGATCATCACGCATAGCTTTTAAGTTTTCCAACCCGTCCGGCGTGACCTCAACAGCCTCCGTCTTTCTGAATGATATAGATGCCTTTGCGGTGTGGAAGCTTGCCCCTTGCAGTGCATATGCAAGATAACCTTTAAGGCTTTTCACCTTGTTTTCTGCAACCTTCTGTCTTGCCTCAAGTTTCAACTTTTCTTCCTTGATTGCATTTGCTTCTGCTGCAAGCTCTTTTATCCAGCAAGCTATACCTTCAATCTTCTTGTCACGTTCCATCTGAAGCTCTTCCAGCTTCTCCGGATCAATGACCTCTCCGTCCTCGTTCACGCATTCATAAATTGCATTGTCGATTTCATATAACTTCATAGATTTAGTCCTCCTGTGCTAATATATTGTAAAGTATACTCTTGCATTCATTCATCTGCTGAATCGAATATTCATCGTTCCAGTCGCTACTTTCGTAAAAGCAAAAATCATACTCTTCTGCAACGTCTTTCCTACGGATTATCACGCTCACAAGTGGGTTAGTCCTTTCATAGTTTGAAAAACTGATAGCTACATAATGCCCAAGCTCCATTACACTTTTAGCGGTGCACATAATATCTGTCAAATCCTTTATACCAACATATTCAACCTCAACCGTCCTCTTCATCTTCTTTTACCTCCACTTTCACTTTAATGATTGCATTCTCCCTTGCTTCCAGCACCTTTGCAAGTGCCTCATATAAAGCCTGCACGTTCATTACTCAAAGAACTTGATATCCTTAACTTTCAGAACCTTTGCAAGCTTAATTGCCACGTCAATACTCGGCTTGCTTCTGCCTTGCTCAATGTCGCATAAGAAGCTTTGCGTGATTCCGCTTTTTTCTGCAAGCTCTTTCTGGCTCATGCCTAATTCCTCACGTTTTTCCCTTATATTCAAGTTTTCGCCCCCTTTCTTCCGGCTATATTGACATATTACTACGTTATTAGCGTAATGTCAACAACTTTTTACGGTTTTAACGTATTTTTTTACGTCACTTTCTTTCCGGCATTCCGTAACGACTTATAGATACTTGCCTGCCTTGCTTCCATGTACTCTCTATCTTTACGCCTGCAAGCTTTTACTTTTCGCACATACTCTTTACGCTCTTCCGCAAACATTCTGTATTTGTCGCAAGTAGAATGACAACCAACAACCCGGTTACCACAATCCTTGCATGGTGCAGATAAACCCATATGCAAACTCCCTTCTAATCGTACTTATCATTCCACCAGCAATCCGCGCTTGCCACTTCCTGCACACGAATATTGCTCATGCCATGCATGATCTGCTCGTCATCCCGCGTCGGATTGTTAAGCATCCGATTAAGCACTCGCTCCGCCCGTTCCCTTTCTTTAAATCCACAGCATAAAAGGCATTCTTTGTACTTCTCTGAATCGCCAACGATAACATATTCCATCTTATCAATCCTCTCTTTCTATGCGGATATCGTCATACTCAATATTGATTATCTCATCCGGTAACGACCGGCACTCCATAATCTGTCCCAGTCTGCGCTCTGCATCTTCACGCGTATAAAATCCGCAATCTATAACGTAGCCGCTGACACCGTCCTTATCTCCTACGATAATATATCCCATACAATCACCTACCCTCTTATGCTTGCTTCCTGTGCACTTATCAATCTCTCTTTCATGTCCTCACATTCTTGATATGTGCCTGTGCATAGCACGTTGCACGATTCTTCGTCAATAAGCATATATATATCCAAATTTAAAGCTTTAACGATATACATTTCATCCACTATATCACCCCCGCACTTTTTGCTTGCAGCATCCTTGCGATATCGAATAATCTATACACGTCGTTGAAAAACATTGATGCATCCCTGCTATTTGCCATAAGGATTCTGTCACCTTTAATCATAAGCCCGCCCTCATAGAATTTAAACATGTGCTCCAGCCATCCTTTGTCGATTTTGAAAAACTCGTTATTCTTGCAAAATCTCGTCCGCATGTCTCTCTTTCTCTCTACGATCCTATACTCAATCGGCACTTTGCCAGCCCACACGGTAGGCAACAAATAAGTCACTATCATATCTACGCCTCACTTTCTGCGGTGGCATATCCGCCACCGCTCGGATTCTGTCTCTATGCGTCTACTCTTTCAATCTTTACGATCGTCCACTCTTTGCCTGTGTTATCCCACTCTTCAAAGTTTTTTCTTGCTTCCGCCTTGCTGTTGCAAGTTATTGTTGTGCTTGTTACGTTTGCATCCTTGTTTCCTCTTGTTCTGTAAAATACTTCATATTCTCTCATATCTTTTTACCTTTGCTACCTTTGTAGCTCCTTTCCTTAACTTCTGTAATTATAATACTACGTTGCAAGCGTAATTGCAATACGTTTTTAACGAATTTCACAACTTTGTAAGTTTTGCACAAAAAAAGTGTTTATAAATTACGTTTTTAGCGTATAATATAGACAGAATAACCAAAAGGAAGTGAAGAAAAATGAATTTATTTAATTATGAACTACTGAAAGAACACAGAAAAAGACAAGGCTTAACACAATTTGAAGCGGCACAACGTATAGGGATAGCACGTACTACATATGCAGATTATGAAAAAGGAAACATCCAGCCTCCGATTGACAAGGTACAACGTATAAGCGAGTGGCTAGACGTGCCTACAAGCGAATTGATGCAGGCGGATAATAACACAGGGATAGACCTAAAACTTGTAAAGACAAGAAGTAAAATGTCGGACGCGGAAAAGGTATTTATGATAAAACGCATTAAGGCAAAAGTACATATTTATGAGACATTTGACGAAATCGCACAAACAATAAAAGACCTTGATATAAAGAAGATAGAAAAGGATTTGATATTAGACCTATTAGAATACATACATAGCAGCTACGCCCTTACATCAAGCGAAATTGAGCAATACGACCGCATAAAGAAGGCAGAAAACAATGATTAGGGCGGCGTTGTATATCCGTGTGAGCCATGACGAACAGGTTCTGCATGGCTTGTCACTAGAAGCACAGGAAGCAACTCTAAAAGAGTATGCCAAAGCAAAAGGATACACGATTATAGATACATATGCCGACGAAGGGATCACGGCAAGAAAAAAACTATCAAACAGAAAAGACTTGCAAAGGCTATTAAAAGACGTTCAAAACGACAAAATAGACTTAATACTTGTGACAAAATTAGACAGATGGTTCAGAAATATAAAAGATTACTATGCCGTGCAAGATATACTCGAAGCACATAATTGTAACTGGAAAACAGTATTAGAGGACTACGACACAAGCACCGCCTCTGGCAGACTGCATATAAACATCATGCTATCAGTCAATCAAGACGAATGCGACCGTACAAGCGAACGTATCAAAGCCGTATTTAAGCACAAAAAAGAAAATGGCGAAGTATGTAACGCATCCGCTCCGCATGGCTACATAATAAAGGATAAAAAGCTTGTAATTGACGAAAAAGCGGCGGCAGAAATAAAGGACATGTTTGATTACTACGAACGATGCAACAATGTGTCAAAAACAAAGAAATATATAACTGAAAAATACGAATATGTAAATTATGGACTTATAAGGCGTAGGCTATCATGCGAACGTTATATAGGCGAATTTAAGGGCATAAAAGACTATTGCCCTGCAATTATAAGCACGGAACAATTTAATAACGTACAAAGGCTTTTAAGCATGAACAAGCGCGAATACAACACGGGTATAGATTATATATTCAGTGGGTTGTTACGTTGCAAATACTGCGGCAGATCACTTCGTGGCAATGCAAGGATGAGAAGCGGCAGATATTACAAGCTATACAGATGCGAAAAAGCCGTAAAAGAAAAAGTATGTACAAACACCTATGCGCTCCCGGAAGCAGGCATATTAGAAAAATATCTGCTTGCGCACATCAAGCCCGAACTCGAACGATACAAGGTCGAGTACGAAGTCAAGCAGAAGCAGACAGACAAGCAAGATATAGCTTGTAAGCTCGTAAAATGCCGAAATAAGCTCGAAAAACTAAAAGACCTATATCTGGACGACTTGATAGACAAAAGTGCCTACAAAGCCGAATACGTGCGTTTGAACGACATGATAGCAGAACTCGAAGCCCAAACGCAAGATAGTAGCATCGACTTGGATAGTATAGATTCGGTTCTAGCGATGGACTTTGAAAGTATATATCACACACTAAAGGACACAGAAAAAAGGTACTTGTGGCAGTCAATAATTGACTATATCGAAGTAGGTAATAACCGCAATGACATAACGATACACTTCAAATAAAAAAGAGGGCATTGCGCCCTCTTTTGTTATGGTTACTTGTCACTACCACTTGGCACTATCAAATAACCACTACTCCACTTCTGGAAGTCCTGCAACGCTTGTCAGCATCGAGATAATCCCCGCCGTAACCGACACACTAAGCACGTTCACCCAGTTCACATCAAGCACCGCCTGCCCTACCGTGAGCATTGACACGGCGGTCTGCGCCATCGTCTTGACTGCACGGATTCCTGCTGCCTTCAACCACTTTTTACTCATGCACTCACCCTTTCTTTAACTCTTTGATATCCGCTTTAATGTCTGATATGTCCTGTTTTATATCCTGCACTTCATTCTCAACTACCGGCATACGACCTGCAAAGTTATTATGCTTCTCGACCTTTTTCTCTAATTGCTCAATGCGATACGACATAAGCTTCAGACCGCCCCAACTTCCGACGCAAGTACCGAGGAAGGATATTCCTGCAATCAAAATCTCACTCTGCATATTATCCCTCACTTCCTGTCGTATCGCTTGGATCGCTTGCGTCTGCATCTTCTGCGACGGACAGCGTATACGTGATCTTCATCGTCTGACTTGCTGTTTTCGTGACTGGGCTATCGAGATTATTCTTTGTACAAAG